TGTTATAATGGGGGTATGGGCACGAGCTATCGCTGAACGTGGCGAAGATGGAGGTACATTGTCAGACATGGCACAGATGCAATATCAACAAGCATTATCAGATGCAATTCAACAAGACGTAGGTAGACACTCAGACGAGGTAATTTGGAATGGCGTCTAAACCAATACAACCTTTAGTATTAGATAATATTGGAATATACGGAGTAAATAAACAATCCTCTCCTTCTAGTTTATCACCACAATATTTAACAGCAGCTAACAATGTTATGTTAGATGAAAAAGGACGTGTCACTACTAGACAAGGAATTAAACAAATAACAGATAACATTGGCGAAACACAAGCTAATGCTTCTCCTGCTGCTAATACACTACAAATTAAATCATTAGGTGAATACAGAAGTTCAGCAGGAGATACTACTTTATTTGCTGGTGCTGGTGCTAATGTATATAAAATAAATACAGCAAATACTCCTGACACTTTAGACATTCAAACTTTTTCAGGTGGCACAACTAAGACTGATGGTAACTGGCAATTTACAAACTTTAATAATCAATTTTATGGTGTACAAGCAAGTAATAAACCTATTAATTATAGTGGCTCTACTTGGTTGGATTTAGAAGATGTAGCAAGTTATGCTGCTCCTTCTAGCGTTACTAATTTTACACCTTCTTGTATTCTTGGAGGGTTTGGAAGATTATGGGTAGGTAATATAGGTGAGAATAAAGATGTTGTTTATTATTCAGATTTACTTATTGGACATAAATTTCACGGCGGTTCATCAGGCTCTATAGATTTAAAAAATGTATGGGCAGGGGATGAAATAACTGCAATTGCTGGCTTTATGGGCAAGTTAGTTATCTTTGGTAAAAATAACATAGTTATATTTAACGGTCCTTGGGATGTTAATTACGCTGTTTCTACAACTGATTTTGCATTAGATGAAGTTATTGAGGGTGTAGGTTGTGTAGCTAGAGATTCAGTTCAATTAATTGGTGATGACATTGTATTCCTAAGTTCATCTGGTGTTCGCTCATTAAGTCGTACAATGGTACAAGATAAAATGCCATTACAAGATTTAAGTTTAGCTGTTAAAGACGAAATAAGAGGACACATAATTACTGCTGATTTAAATAAAGTTAAAGCACAATACGATTTATCTACTGGCTCTTACTTACTATCTTTTGGTGATAGAAATATTGTTTATGTCTTTGATTTTAAAGCAATGACTCCTGACGGTGGTCCAAGAATAACAACTTGGAACTTTGATTCTAAGAGAAATCCTGGAGCTTTTCTATCAACAGACGATATGTTATATGTAGGACTAGGAGCTTTAGATTATGCAGGAAGAGTAGCTACTTATTCAGGTTTTTATGATTTAGAAAAAGAAGATGTTACTGCTAGTTATGGTAATCAATCAGCATGTACAACTGCTGGTCATGTATGGGAATCTACTACAAGTAAATGCTATAAAGACATTAACAATACTTACCAATCAGATTTTAAAACTACTTGGTTAGATTTTGAACAACCGGGAATATCTAAATTTTTAAAAAGATTTTTAGGTACTTGGTCTGGTGGTAAAAATATGGATGTAACATTAAATTGGTACAGAGATTATAGTGTTACTCCTGATTCTTCTAACTTTACTTTAGACCCTACAGCTGGTGGTACAGAATTTAAATATGAAGCTCCAAGTGCAAGCGGTACAAGCTTGTATGGAAGTGCTAAGTACGCTCCTGCGTTTCATCCTAAAGAATATAAACTTTCTTTATCAAGAGCAGCTAAAGTTTTAAGATTAGAAGTAATACAAACAGTAAAAGGTTTTAAAGCCTCTTTATTAAATATGAGTATTTGGGCAAAACAAGGGAAAATAAGATGAGTCAATATAATTTAGTAGTACAATGGTCAGGTAAAGATGCTTTAGCTGATAATAATCCGGATAAAGTAGTTAGTGGTGATGACTTTAATACAGAGTTTCTTGCGGTAAAAACTGCTGTTAACTCTAAAGCAGATTTAACGGAGAACACTCAAGTAATTACTGCTGCAACAGCAAGTGCGGGAACCAATACTAATCAAGTAGCTACAACAGCGTTTGTTACAGCAGCTATAACAGCAGATGTTTTGCCTTCTACTTCTAATGGTTACGGAACTAGAACAGTAAGCACAGATGCAGCTTCAGACGGTTCTGACGGTGACATACATTATCAAGTAGCAAGCTAACATGGCTAAGTCTTTAAACATAAAACACTCAGGTGCTTGGAAACAACCAACAAAAGTTTCTGTAAAACAGGGTGGTGCATGGAAAGAAGTGTTAACAGGTAGTGTTAAACAAGGCGGTGCTTGGAAAACTTTTTATCAAAGAAAATTTACTTATACTGTTTCTAGTGACGTTAATAAATTAGATTTAGATACTGTACTTTCTTCTGATAATAAACTAGGTGATGTAGATGTAGTCATTAACTCTGGAGTTTATGTTTATTCAGACTCTACAGGAACTCCTGCCCTACTTACTGGAAGTGGTGTCGCAGGGGTTCTTACTATTATTAACAACGGCTACATTATTGGTGCTGGTGGCTCTGGAGGTTCTGGAGGCTCACCCGGCAATAATGGCGGTAGTGGTGGTAATGGTGGTACAGCTTTAAAGCTAGAAAAAAACATTATCTTAGACGATAATGGCTCAATCCTCGGTGGAGGTGGTGGTGGAGGCGGTGGTGGCGGTGCTAAAGCCGACCAAAGTTGGTCTGATGATGACTTCGCTGGTGGAGGAGGAGGTGGCGGTGGTCAATCCTTTGGTGCAGCAGGTTCAAGAAACTCTACTTGTAGTGGTTCATACTGTAATCAAAACTCTACTGATGGCGGTGCTGGAACTAAAACTGATAGAGGTGGTGGAGGTTTAGGAGCAAATGTAGATAATGATGCTAGAGCCGGTAATGGTGGTGCAGGTGGATTAGCAGGAGCTTCAGGTTCATCAGGTGATACAGCATATGAAGGCGATGAAGGTCGTGGTTCTGGCGGGTCAGGTGGTAGTGCAGGAACAAACATTGATAATAACGGATTTACAAGAACAGGAGATTAAGACATGGGATGGTTAAACGCAGCAGCGAGTATTATAGGTGGTCTATATGCTAATAAGCAAGCAAAGAAAGCAGTAGTAGCAGCGACAGACCAAGCTAATTGGGCATACGGAGAATCACAACCTCAACAATATAAAGGAATGTTTGGAGGATGGGACCCAGAAACAGGGGGTTATCTAAACAATGATTGGCAAGCTCGTATGAATCAGTACATGGATAGAAGTTCAGCAACTGGTCAACAGATACAAGACTTAAATCCTCTTGAATTACAGAAGTCAATGTACAACCAACAGCTTGGTTTACTACAACCACAGCAAGAAAAACAATTTTTATCTACAGAAGCTAGGTTATTACAGCAAGGTAGATTAAATACTACAGGTGGTGCAGGTCAACTACAAGCTTTAGAGGAAGCACAAGGACAAGCAAGAGCAGGTTTACTTGCAGACTCTTATGCTACTGCACAGCAAACTCAAGATGCTATGCGAAGAAGGGAGTATGAGGACCTCATGAACGCTATGAACCTAGGTATGATTCCGGGACAGTACGGTGATATATCTATGAACCTAGCTAAACTAAGAGGAGCTAATGCTTGGAATAAAGCTAACATGATTAGTGGTGCTGTTACTAATAAAGCAGGTGCTAATACTCTTATGGCTTCTAATGCAGTAAGTAACTTTGGTAATCAAGACTTTAGTAACTTTAGCAATCCATTTGCTGGTTTGTTTAGCAGACCAAGTTATGTTTCTCAAGGAAACCCACACATGGGAAAGTAGTAACCCCTAGTGTTTCTGGGGGAAGAACTAATGTCTATGGTGAAGATTACTACGTAGTAGATGATAGTTATGGTAAATTTTATGAAGAAGATATATAGGACATAATTATGGCGACACAAGGATTATTTGGAAATAAATACCAACAAGCAGTAGATAACGAAGCTATACAAAGAAGGCAGTTATCTCAGACTGGTGGTCTTACTGGTTGGGCAGCTATTACACAAGGCATGGCTAATATTGGCTCTGAACTAGGCTATCAAGGCGGTCAGATGTTTGGAGGACAAACTCCTGCACAAGTACAGCAAGCAAACTATCAAGCAGTTATTGATAGTGTTCCTGACTTTGACCCTATGAACCCTGAAAGTTTACAAGCAATGTCAT